AATCCTTTAACGGAATTCTTACCTAGTCTAATCTGTATGATGCCATTGTAGTTGTCTTCTCTCAACAGCACGCCTTCAGTAAATTGGTAATAGGCTTCCATGTAATTCGTTTCGCCACGTGTCTTACACAAGTGTATGATTTCACGTGTGAACTTGTCCTTGCCTAGTCGGTCTATGTCTGCTTGGAGCCTGGGACTTGATCCCCAATATTCTTTCCAATCAGTTTCGACTGTTTCCCTGCGCTTGTTTTTCTTGCCTTTTAGAGGTGGTCTCTTTTTGATGGTTTTGAAGTATTTCCTGCCAACGTAATCAAATCCGTTAACAGTATTAGTTATCCTATAAATGAAGCCATAATAGTTGTTGATATCCTCGGACTCAAAGGGTACGCCATTATAAGTCCAAGGATTATCATATGCCATATTACTTGCCTGTCATCGCGTTTTTCTTTTCTTGGATTTCTGCACGTCTAGCTTTGGCTAGTTTAGCTAAATCACCTAGTGCGCCACGAGCACGTGCCGCTGCTGCTTTAACGCCTTTGCCTTCAAATTTTTCTGATTCTGCTTTGTATAACTCAACTGCTGCTAAAATATCGTCATGAATTGCCATTTTTATTTTCCTTGTGTTAATTTTGTTGCTTTCATTGCTGTTTGTCTTGCTATTTCTCTAGTGATCTTTGCTCGATCTTTTTTTCTTTGTGTTTTTTCTATCAGAGCCGTTAATTTTTCGATGTTGAGTGTTCTTAGTCTAGGTTTACCACTTTTATAAACTAATGGATTATTGTGCCTTTTACTTGGATGTAATCTAGCTGTTGCTCCGCCTGCCATATGTTTCTCCTTGCTGTAATGTTATATATGATCTTGCATTTTACACTGGTATAATTATGATATTTCAGTGTCACTACCATAGCTGGTGTAGCCATTTTCTTTAACCACTTTGAATATTTGATTGACTCGTCCGCCTAGTTCATCACGATGTGACACTAACCAAATTGATTTATGTGATTCACGTGACATCTTTTTAAGTATGGCCAACGAGTTTTCTACACCGCTTGAATCTAATCCACTGTCGATCAATTCATCTATAAACAATAAATTGATTGGTTGATATAGACTTTCCCATACATCACGGAAACTCCACGACAATGAAAGTATCAATCTATTACGCTCACCTCGACTTAGATTATCAAAGTCCAGTTCACGTCCTAGTTCTGTGATGTTTACAGTTAAATCATTCATAAACACCACGGTATGGGGTAAGCCAATACGATCTAGGTACTGGCTTAATCTCGCGTTCAAGTAGCTGAGATTTTGATCGATGATGCGTTTACGCACAAAACTATCTTTATTAGTCAATAGTTTATACAAGAACTCTTGATGGTCTTTGATGCGTGTTAGCTCATTCATATTAGTATAATCAATTTCTGCTAGTGCAGTTGATTTCATTTCTTCAATCTGTTCACTATAAGGATCTTCTTCTGCAGATTTGGTTTCGATCTGTGACTGTAAGTTAGCCAATGAACTACGATGATGGATAGCATCTTCTTCTTTGTCATAATAGACTTTAGGTTGTATGCCAAGCTCACCAATTTCTTTGAGTGCACCTGTTAATTCTATCCATTGTCCGTTGGTAGTCAGATATTGCTGTGCAGCTTCTTGTAGAGCTTTTTCTTTACCTGCCAGGACTTCTTCATGTTTCTCATCATGTAAATCTTGACCACAGGCATAACATTTATGTGCTTTGAGATCTTCTATCTCTTCTTTTAATTTTGTGATAGTCTTTTCTTCTCTGGTTTGATCTTGTTCTGCACGTGCTATAGCTTTGTTTAAGTCTGCGATATCTTTTTGTTTTTGATCATAAGCTGACAATTCTTTATGTGCGGCAATTTCAGCATCAATATCTAATTTAAGTAATTCGTCTAAGGCTGATTGAAGTTTAGCAACATCATCTCGGTGTTTGGTCAACCAAAGCATCTGACGACGTTGCAGACTTTCGATCTGTTCTTCGATACGTTTGTTAGCATCTTGCACTGCTTTGATATTAAACTCTTCCTGCTGTATGGCGTCCCTTGTGGCCTTACTTTGCTCTTTAAGTGACTCAGCTTTCTCACTTAATAAGGTAATACCCAGCAGTTGTTCGATTATCTCCCGTTGATTATTGGGTTTCAGTGCAAGAAATGGTTCAGTGTAGGTATTAAGTGCTACTACGTGTTTGAACATTTCGTGACTCATGCCCAGCAAGCGTTCAATTTCTAATTGTGTTTCTCTGCTGTCACCTTGGCTGTTATCGTCTTTGGCTTCACGTTCTTCATCACCTACATAGAATTTTAATGTATTGGGCTTACGTCCGCGTTCAATACGATATGATTGCCCGTCTTTTTCAAAATCGATAGTGACCAACATGGCCTTGCTGTTGGTCTTGTTGACTAAATTGTCTCTGCGTATGTTGGTCAGGGCTTGACCATAAAGGGCATACGAAAGGGCATTGATGATAGTGGTCTTGCCTGTACCATTACGTGCACCACTGTCATCACCACCAAGGTCAATGTTTTCACCCAAGACCAATGTTAGATCCTGGCGATCAAAATCCACAGCCTGGGTACTATTACCCACGCTCATGAAGTTCTTAACTGTGAGGTATTTTATACGGAACAAATTATAGATGCCTATAGATATCTAATAATAGATTTGGATCATAATGATCGCTGTTGATATTGGTGATCTGATTGGTCACGATGGTGTCAATACTTTCAAACTGTATATTGCCCAGCATGATATCACTGCCCACAGTGGTATCTTTGACTGGTAATAGAGTCAATTCACGCAGACTATATGTGCCTACAAAAGTTTCTTTGATAAAGGTAGCTTCTTCATAGCTGATGTCAATGTCGAGATTGACACGGCAGTGCATATTTGGTAACAGCAATGCTTCTGGAGTTTTGAGTATGTCACTTAAATTGTACACACGATACTTAGGCTGTCCTGGCCAACTGCGATATTCTACAGGCTCACCCCAAGTGATGATGGCCATACCGCGGTCATCATCACCGGCATCTGCATAATTGTGCGGAAAACAATTACCAATATAGGTAATGTTACTGCGTGTCTGGCGTTTATGGAAGTGTCCTGTGAACACCTGCTCTACCCCACCAAATGCTTCTGTTTTGATCTCACCAGTATCAGGCATGGCTACCATGGCATTCATATAAAAGTGCGGTAGTTCTAGATGCCCAAACATGTATTTGGCTTCGATCTTGTGCACCTTCTTATGATCATCACCTACCAACCAAGGCACGATACTGACATCACCTTCTTTGTAAAAATCATTGATAATTTCAATGTTGGGAATATGTCGTGCCCATTCTGCTGATTGTATATCACGCTTGTCACGATAGTATAAATCGTGATTGCCTGGAATAAAGAACACACGATCAAATGCTTTGCCTAATAACTCTAAGGCAGTAAGACTATAATTCAGCGTGACTATGTTGATGGCTGCACGATTGTTATGCCAATCACCTGTCATGAAACAGGTTTCACAGCCCTCTGCCTTGGCAGTTTCGATAAACCACTTGACAAAGTTAAGACAATCGTCGTTATGTGTTTGGCTGTTTGATTTGAGTCCAAAATGGATGTCAGTCAGAACAGCCGCTTTCTTGAATAGATTAGCCATTTATATAGTATACGTTAGTTAAGATCAATGTGCAACAGTGATTTTGCCGATTATTCATCAGCACCATGCCCGCCGCCACCCCAATCACCTTGGCGTGTATAACTAGGAGCATAGTTGTTCATCTCTAAAATATCATCACGTATATTTTGATTGCGTTTCTCAATGTTTAGTACACGAGTAAAGCTGTTAGTGATAGCCGCTGTGTAATAAGCAAATGGATTCTGCGATTTAGCTTCGTCAAACTGTAGACCAATCTGGCTCAACTGTAGTAATGCTTGGCTACGCATTTCATCGTTATAGGTATAACCACGCCAGTTGCTACGAGTAGCATAGCGTTCACATAGTTTGATAAACATGTGTGCTAGTTTAGGAGTCATCTGTCCGTGATCTTTTGAAAAATGTCCTTTTTCAATGCCACCTTTCCAGTGACTCATACCAACACAAATGGGATTTCCTTCTTCATCTACTCTGTAGTGTTTGAATGGAGGAAAATTAACTTTGGTATACTTGGTAGCACCTTTGACTATCACGGGTTCATCATACTCTGTTTCAAAGTTTTCTTCATCGGCATCGTATTCTTCTTGTGCTTTTAAGTCGGCTTTTTTCTGTTTAACATCGTCGATGGGTATATGCTCCCACGTCATCACACGGAATACCACGTCAGTGACAGGTATTTTGGTATGCGGTACGAGGAATTCGTCCAATTTACGCTTGTTGCCTAACAGTAATTCTGCATCTTGTTGCTCTTTGGCCAGTCTTTCTGCACGCAGTTTACGTGCTTCAGTCACTGCTTTTTTAGTAATACCACTGACTCCGGTTACTATCATATCGTAGCTTTTTACTGAATCATCAATAAAACTACAGTAGGTCAATTTACTCTTGTGTATTTCCTTAAGAATATCTTTATTGTTCAAATAGTTCACTTTACGCATTGCGATGGTTTCCTTTTAACTACTACTATTATATAACCTATAAATACTAAGAACAAGAGGTATTTGATATTATGGCTGACACAGTAGTAGATTACACCGCAGGCGGATATGTAGCAACAGGCCCTGATTTTACCCCCGTATCGGTGGGAGGAAATCAACTTCCTGGTGAAACTGCTGTGGCTGTGACCCCTCCTTACACTGAAGCACCTGCGCCAGATTATAGCACAGCAGGCGGGTATGTTCCAGGAGAGGTGGGCAGTATTGGTGGTGGCTATGATCCTAACAATCCCAGCTATGGTGATTCAGCTAACAGCATCGGCGGAGATGCGGCCATCACTGATCAAAGTGTCATAGGACCAAATTTTGATCAAGGTGCAGGCGGATATGTGCCTGGTCAAGAAATATCAACAGGCGGTGGCTATGATCCCAGCACAGCAGGACTAAGTGACCCAACCAATGCCCGTAATGCTATTTCTGGACTGAATCCTGGAGGGGCATGCAGTGCGGCTCCAACGGACCCAAGTGTGGCTTTCCAAACGATGAACGGTACCCAAGGAGCAGGCTCAGCGGCTGACACGGATTGGCGTGTACGAATCAGCCTAGCTGACAATGCCAAGATATTTTATAAAGATCCTTCAGGATCCAATCTGATCATGGCTCCGTTAGTTGGCACCAGCGGAGTGATATTTCCGTATACACCAACGATCACAGTGACACATGCGGCCAATTATAGCTCATCTCAATTGACACACAGCAATTATAATTTACAATTTTTTAACAACAGTGAAGTGCAAGACATTACCATCACAGGTGATTTTACAGTACAAAGTGCAGAAGAGGGTCAGTATTTGATGGCTGCTATCTACTTCTTCCGTTCAGCTACTAAAATGTTCTTTGGCAGCGGTAACAATGTAGGCAATCCGCCACCAATAGTATTTTTAGATGGGTATGGTAGTCACTATTTCCCACATGTGCCCTGTGTGTTGTCAAACTTCAGTCACACTCTGAACAGCGATGTTGATTATATCGAAGTACCGATCACCACAACCACTTTGACAGCAGTTTCACCAACAGCACCAAATACCAGCGTACAACTATCCGCAGAAGAACAACAGTATGTACCTGCCTTGTTGAAAACTACTCCTACACCACAACAACAAGCGGCAGCACCGTCAACCATACAACCTATAATCAAAACTAGCCGTGTGCCAACCAGTAGCCAAGTCAGCATAACATTAAAACCAGTTTACAGTCGCAAAAATCTACATGATAGATTTGATCTTAATAAATTTGCCGCAGGTGGATTATTACAAGATAAAGCCAACGGTTACGGAGGATTCATCTAATGAGTTCAGTATCATATAAACAAACTAGTCCCTATTTCAAAACACAAACCTATGGATTCTTTTTAGATGTAGCAGATATTCCTACGATACCACACGTGGCCAGCGATGTGGTATATAAGATCGATGCGATCTACAAAAATCGTCCAGACTTATTGGCTTATGACCTATATGCTGATGCAGCCCTATGGTGGGTGTTTGCTGTACGCAACCCCAACACTCTACAAGATCCTGTTTTCGATTTCTTACCTGGTACCACTATATTCATTCCTAAAAAAGAAACGTTGACAGCAGCATTGGGGTTATAACCGATGGCTTTATTTGGAGTACAAACTACAGGAATTACCTATCTTGGTGTAGATCCAGTTAGCGGAAGATATAGGTATTATAATCTTGACACTGGTTTATCATCATTCAGTGACACCCCGCCCACGGCCGCTCAGGAACAACAATACAATACAGATCAAGCGGCTGTTGACGCTAAACTTCAACCATCACAAACCACCTATGACAGTGCCCAAGCCAGTGTAGCCAATCAAGATCCACCTGCGGCCGCTGCAGCAGCTGTTGACCCCGCTAATCAAGTAACTACCCAAGAACAGGTAAATCTTGATGCACCTAACTATAACGCAGTACAGCCGGGAGGGTATGATCCCAATTCCGGAGATGCTTATTACACTGCCGGGGGTTATGCGCCATCAGAAACTCCTTCAGCCGAAACTTCCACATCATCTAGCACATCAGAGGTATCGGCCACCGGTGACACAGTTACCACTACCACAAACAGTGCAGGCGGAGTAAACATCAGTGGCGGATCTGCGCCAAACTCAACAACACCAGACGTACCAGGCAAAGGTCCTATAATGAATCCTTTGCACTCTTATCCTAGTTATACCTATGGATTGAGCCTACACATGCTGACCATCGAAGAATACAACAGCATAGTACAGGATCAAAAATACATTGCTAAACGTGTGTTGATAGCCAGTGCTGGCCGTTATACCAAGACAGCGGCTGCAGATGATCCATCAGCGTTTATCCGTGCACCATATTTTGATGTTGATTTCTATTTTGAAAATCTCAACATGAAAACTATCATTGGCACCAATGACCATTCACGTGCTACTAATGCCATTGACATATCCTTTACCATAGTAGAACCATACGGTATCACTCTGTTCAATAGGATCATCAAACTGTGTACTGATTTAAAACTAGACAACTATCTCGAAACTCCTTATCTATTAGAAATTGATTTCTTTGCCAGCAACGACGCTGGAGAGATCGTTGGGGTCATACCTGGCCAAACCAAACGTATGCCTATCCAACTGACTAAATTTGATATCAAAGTCACCAGCAAAGGTGCAGAATATTCTATACAGGCAGTGCCTTATAATCACGGAGCATTCAATCTATCATCAGTGACTACACCAGCACACTTTGAAGTGCTGGCAGGATCGGTAGCCAGCTTCTTTACTACCGATAAGACAGAAACCTATGTCGATGACGCCAAAACCCAGCGTGTGGCCTTCGAACAAAATGCTACCATAAATGCCGACGGAACCTTTACTGGTGCCACTGGAGAAGTCGGCGGATCTATATTGGTCAGCAATGCCAGTGTGGCTAATCAAATGAGCAAAGATCCCATATACCGTGTTAAGAGTTATGGCACAGCCATCAATGCATGGAACAAAGAACTGGTTAAAAATAACAAACAACTGCACCCTGATACCTACAAGTTTAATTTCCATCCAGACATAGGCGGAGCAAATTTTAAACTATCTGGTAAATTAAGTCCAAAAGACACTGCCATGGCAGATGTCACCGACACTATCAGTATCCGTCAAGGTAACACAGGTAAAGAAACTGATGCATTGAATTATAATACTAAAATATTCTCTATCAATGCTGGTACCAGTATCGAGCAGGTATTAAACTATGTCATACGTAACAGCAGTTATATCCAAGATCAATTGATAATTCCGGAAGAGTACACTGATCCAACTAAATTAACACAGGACAAACTTAAAAATTCTACCTTGCCATTACGATGGTTTAAAGTAGTACCCACAGTGATATTAGATCCTAATGGTTACGACAAGGTAAGGAAAACTTGGGCTCGTACTATAGTTTATAATGTCATACCTTATGAAATTTACAATACCAAAGTTGATGTAGCACCACAAGGCAAGTGGTCTGATCCTTTGAAAGTTTATAATTATTACTACACTGGAAAAAACATTGACATCATTGATGTCAATATTGAGTTTAATGCTCTATACTATACAGGGCTTACTGCTTATAGAAACAACCTAGCCACTATCACAGGAACACCTCAAGATGTTCCGGATACTGATCAAAGTAATCCTCAAGGATATGAAGGTGAAGTACAAAATGCCAATGCCATACAACCAAATAAAATCAAAAACGAAGTACAGAATTCTAGAGCGCAGGCCACTGGTGGTGCTATAACTCCACGTGGTGCTGCATCAGTGGACACAGAAGCATCAGTATACACATCAGCCGGCGGTGACATGCTACAGTTAACCATGAAAATCATCGGTGACCCACAGTATATCAAACAAGATGACATGTTCTTTGGTCCTGGCAGTGCTCTAGATTCAACGAATCCGGGGCCACCTAGCAAAGATCCAAGATTGATCGCCGACGGTAGTCTGCACATGGACAATAGAGAAGTATACGTGCAGGTCACCTATAGGACACCCAGTGATATAGATGAATCTACAGGATTAATGAATTTTGATTCTGCATTCCAACAGAGTTTGTTCTCTGGCATGTACAAAGTATTAAGTGTCGACAGCACATTCAGTGGCGGTAAGTTTGAACAAACATTAGAAATGATACGTCTTTTTAATCAGACCAAATTGGACTACGTAAATCAAACAGTGAACCCAAATAACAATGCTAGAGTCGAAGCTGGACAAAGCGTTCCAGGTTCAGCGGCCATATCACCAACTAATGCTGTTGGTCCTAACTACGGTGCCGCTGTGTCCTCAGATGCTACTCCACCGAACAGCACCCCAGTCGCAGATCAAGATCCGGTCTTGTCCACTCCGGATAACACAGCATTAGCAGATGTGGCCAATAATGCTCCAACACAAGATATAACCAACCAAGGACCAATAGCACCTAACTTCCAAGTCAGTGCTTACTCTGATCAAACTAACAGTATCGGTGGAACTCCAGCGACTACTCAGGCAGCCGCGACATCACCAGACTTTACTCCAATGCCGAGCACAAATATCGCGACTACAGAAAACATAACTCCAGCACCCACTACGACCTTCCCAGCACCGACTCCATCATTGGCAGGACAAACTGTGCCTAGTACTGTGTTTCCGGATCAGACAGTCACATATAGTTCAGCAGGATATCCAATACAGGTAACAGCCGCTGATGGATCTACATCACCAGTGGATGCTTTAGGCAACACAGTAAAACCATTGATCAACGGAAGTTTTAATGCGTGATAACTAGGAATTAAATACAGATATGGCGATTGACAGCAGAATTGGTAATAAAATACAGAAAAATCTACGCAGAGAAGAAGCTCCGGCTACTCGCGTTGATCCGCATCCGTATATTGGTGTAGTTAAAAACAATCTTGATCCCACACGCTGCGGCCGACTACAGGTATGGATTCCAGATCTTGGTGGAGTAGAGACTGACAGTCAAAACTGGCGAACAGTCAGTTATGCTAGTCCTTTTATGGGCACTACCAATATCTATAATGCATCTGCTACTAATCCTAACATAACTAATAAATTTGGCAATACTCCACACACTTACGGCTTCTGGGCCGTACCGCCAGACATTGGTGTAGAAGTCATTTGTCTATTCATCGCAGGTGACCCTTTGCGTGGCTATTGGTTGGCCTGTGTAAATTCTTCTTTGAGTCGATATATGTTGCCGGCCATTGGCAGTTCTGTTAACTTAGACATCTCAGCAGCCGCATCAGATGTAACTACCTTGTATAATGATGCTCCTTCTGGTACACAAGCACCAGTGACAGAATTTAATCAATACAACACAGACACTTTCCAAAAATCTGCGTTCTACAGCAATCCGAAACCCATACATGAACCTCAATATAGGATATTAACCACACAGGGATTAGATCGTGACACTGTCAGAGGTACCATAACCTCTAGTAGCCAACGTGAAAGCCCTAGCAACGTGTTTGGTATATCGACACCGGGCCGACCATTTCCAGATAAGGGTGCAGATAATCCTGAAGAGTTTTTAGCCGCAGTGGCCGCAGGTACATTATCAGAAAAAGATTATGCTTATACTACCAGACAAGGTGGCCATTCACTGGTCATGGACGATGGCAACCTAACTGGTGTAGATCAGCTGATGCGATTGCGCACTGCCAAAGGGCATCAGATAATGATGCACGACACAGAAAATACCATCTACATCAATCACGCTGACGGTACTTCGTGGTTAGAATTTACTTCTGATGGTTCTCTAAATATATTTGCCGCAGCAGGAATCAACTTACGTACATCAGGTTCTTTGAATCTACACGCAGATGATAATATCAATATCAATGCTGGACAAAATCTACATATGAAAGCCGGCGGTGGTTTCCAAGTTGATGCAGCCAGCATGGTATTCAAATCAGGAGGTGCATTGACAGCCAGCGCAGGCGGAACCATTGGTCTACTAGCGACTTCAGAATTTAACGTACAAGCTGCATCAGTTTCAGTTAACTCGGCAGGTGTATTGGTATTAGTCGGCAGTAGCATAAAACAAAACAGTGGTGGTGCTAAAGAAGTTAAAAATCCTGACGCTATACAGGTCAATTCATTGACAGATGTGGCTAAAGATGCTGCTGGTTTATATCAACAGACTGCTAAATTGTCAACTATCGCTACAATAGCACCAACACATGAACCCTATGCTAGATCAGCAGCGGCACCTTTCGCACCCCCACACAGCGATGGAATACAACCAGGTTCCTACAGCGGCCCTGTAGATGCTACCAAACAAGCCTCAGCTACAGGAGTGAAAAACCCAGCTGGCCCTACTGATTTAAAGAAACAACCACCTTGCAACTGCCAAATTGGCAATTTGACATCTGATCAATTGACTGCTTATTATGCACAGATAGGCAAGAGTGAAAGTGGCGGAAATTATTCAGCAGTTAATACCATTGGCTATGTGGGCAAATATCAATTTGGCTATCAAGCATTAGTTACTTTGGGATATTTAAAAAGCTCATGTAAATCAAATGCGCAGATGAATAACCCCAACAGTTGGGTTGGCAAAAATGGCATGGACAGCCTTTCAACATTTTTAAACAGTCCAAACGAACAAGAAACTGCGATCTGTGCTTATACCACGGGCAATTACACAGCCATGTGCCGCATTGGCGCAGTTACCAGCGATCAGAGTCCTGAAGATGTAGCTGGTATGCTGGCTGTAGCACACTTGTTAGGTCCAGGCGGTGCTAAAAATTACCGCAATGGACAAAGTGGTGCAGATCAATATGGTACCACTGGTGATGCTTATTTCCAAAAAGGCAAGTATGCTGTAGCAGTGCTGGCACCGCAAGTGGCCACTGCCCAGCAAGGATAAATATCTTTATGGCTACCATATATAAAGGATTCAGCACTGTAGGACGTAATAAGAAATTCCGCCTTACAGATTTTGAATTGATCAAACAAGACATCGTCAATAATTTTTACATCCGTAAAGGTGAAAAATTAATGAATCCCAGTTTTGGTACTATCATCTGGAATATCCTACACGAGCCATTCACTGAAGACTTAAAAACAGTTATAACCAATGATATTAAAACTATCGCCAGCTATGATCCAAGAGTCAGCTTTGATAGGATAGTGGTTACAGAATATGAACAAGGCATACAGATCATATTAGAACTACGATATCTGCTTACAGATGAGTCTAGCCAGCTGAATTTGCAGTTTAATAACAAAACCAGCACGATGACCACAGCATAATTAAGTACCTACTTTTTCCTTCTGATAAATACTATATAATAGGGAAAAAGCATGGCAACCACCACAAGACAAACCAGTTTATTAGTCTCACAAGACTGGACTAAACTCTATCAAACCTTCCGTAGCGCAGACTTCCAAAGTTACGATTTTGAAACTCTACGTGCTAGTATGGTCAGCTATTTAAGAACCTACTACCCAGAAGATTTTAACGACTTTATTGAATCTAGTGAGTTTATCGCTCTAATAGACATGATTGCCTTCTTAGGGCAAAGTCTTGCTTTCCGTGCAGATCTAAATGCTCGTGAAAACTTCATTGACACAGCACAACGTCGTGACAGTATTCTCAAACTAGCACGACTAATCAGCTATAATCCTAAACGTAATATCCCTGCCAGCGGGTTCTTAAAGTTCAACAGTGTTAGCACTACAGAAAATATCTATGACAGCAATGGAATCAATCTTTCAGGATTAGTGATCAATTGGGCAGATGCTGGCAACAATAATTGGTTAGAACAATTTACTTTGGTATTAAATGCCAGCTTGATCAATAATCAGACCATTGGCAAACCTAACAACACTCAAGTGATCAATGGCATAGCCAATGATGAATATCAGATCAATTTGATTCCTAGTGTGATCCCAACATATAAATTCGATGCTACTATCGAAGGAACCAGTACCGCATTTGAAATGATCAGTCCAACGTCAATCGGTCAACCATATATTTACGAAGCATCACCTAAGCCCAATCAACCATTTAATTTCTTGTATAGAAATGACAATCTAGGTTATGGCAGTCCTAATACTGGATATTTTTTATATTTCAAACAAGGTGGATTATCGTCAATTGATGTTACCTTTAGCGAAAGCCTACCTAATCGTGTGTTCAGTATCAACACCAACAACATCAACAACAGCGATATTTGGTTATACAGTCTTAACAATCAAGGACAACCTGATCGTCTATGGCAACAAGTACCCAGCGTAGGTATCACAAATGTTATCTATAATCAAAGCAGTAATAGAAATATCTATCAGATCAACAGCCGTGCCAACGATCAGATTGATCTAGTATTTGGTGACGGATCATTTGCTAATGTACCACAAGGCAATTATAGAATTTACTATCGTGTAAGCAACGGTCGTAGCTACAAGATCACTCCAGATGAGATGCAAGGTATAATTGTCAGCATTAATTATATCAGTTCTGCTCGTCGTGCTGAAACTATCACCATACGTGCTAGTTTAAATTACACAGTGACCAATGCAGTTGCACGTGAGACTATCGAAGACATACGTCAAAAAGCCCCACAACAATACTATACACAAAATCGTATGGTCACAGGTGAAGACTATAATATCTTACCTTACACATTATTCAGTGACATTGTCAAGACCAAAGCAGTCAATCGTACCAGTTCAGGTGTTAGTCGTTACTTAGATATCATTGATGCCACTGGAAAATATTCTAGTACCAACATCTTTGGTCAGGACGGAGTATTGTATAAAGATCCGTTCGCTAAAACATTTACATTTACCTATTCTACTAACAATGACATTTACAAGGTCATTTATAATCAAGTAGCACCAATAACATCATCTGCAGAATCTAAACAATTCTTCTATGCTAATTATCCATTGATAGAAATTTATAATGCTTATTGGAATCAGTCTACAACCAATGCCAGCTCATCAACAGGTTATTTCTATGACAACACTGGATTGGTATTACAGGTTGGTAAAACTGTAGGCAGTACTAACAAATATATAGTGCAAGGATCTATCGTTAGATTCTCAGCAGGTACAGGCAATTACTTTGATGCACGCAACACCGTGCAAACAGGTACTCCCAATCAAAGTGGCGACAAGTATTATATCTATGCCGCTGTTGAACAAGTGGTAGGTGATGGTACCAACGGTGGTCAAGGAAATCTTGCTAACAATGTAGGTCCGATCACACTGAATCAAATAGTACCACAGGGTGCTATAGCAGACAAAGTATTTGCAGTATTCAATGTAAATTTTGAACCCTCGCTAGTCAGCCAAATGGTTGGTTACATACAGGCTTATGAAAATTTTGGTCTACGCTACGATGTTAATCTAGCCAGTACAGGAGTATCAGGATGGGTAATTGTTGATCCACAGAATCTTAATTCTGCAGGACCGTTTAGTTTGGTCAATGCAGGTGATACCACAGGGCAAGCATTAGATGCTAGCTGGATGATACAATTCCAAACAGTAGGCCAAACATACACAGTCAGCTATTTAGGTCTTAACTATGTATTTGAAAGTGTATTAGAAACTAATTTCTATTTTGATCGTAATGTAAAAATATTTGATCCTAACACAGGATTAACTGTACATGATCAAATCAAAGTGTTAAAAGTAAACAGCACACCAGACAGCGCCAGTCCATTAGCTCTTGACTATACCTGGTATATCTACAGTGCTATCACTGATGTTGACGGATATGAAAATCCTAATAAGATATTGGTCACATTCTCAGATACCAACAGTGACGGTGTTCCTGACAATCCTGAGTTGTTTGAATTGATAGTTAATCCAGGAATAAATCCCAACAGCAAATATATCTATTTCCAAGCTACTACCAGCTATGATAATTTTGTAGTACAAACTCCTGTAGACAGCAGTTTAGTAGTATCAAAATACAATACCTTTGCATCAGCTGACATAGCTAAAACAACCTATCAAGCAGGACAGCTATTTTATATCCCAGGCGAAAATAGTTTCTATAAATTAGTTGTAAGCGGTGCAGTTTACACATTGACATCAGTGACAGGATACACGGCTAAAGTTGGTCGACAAAGCCTATATTTCCAATATCGTCACAATAGTCCTAACTATCGCAGAATCGATCCAAGTCCAAACAACATCATTGACTTGTATATCTTGACTCAACAATATACTACAGATTATCTAGCCTGGGTACAAGACAGTACTGGTACTATTATGGAACCTACAGCACCAACCAGCGAAGAACTAGGTTCAAATTACAGCGACTTAGAAAATTATAAGAGTATTTCAGATACATTGATTTATAATCCAGCTGTGTTTAAACCAATCTTTGGTGACAAAGCTGATCCAGCACTACAAGCGACATTTAAAGTGATCAAGAATCCAAATGTGGTAGTCAGTGACTATGACATACAGACCAGTGTGATAGCCGCTATCAACAATTACTTTAATGTAGCCAATTGGGATTTTGGAGAGGCTTTCTATTTCAGTGAATTGGCCGCATACCTACACACAGTATTAGCACCAAACATTTCCAGCGTGCTAATAGTACCTGCTAGCCAAAGTAGTGTGTTTGGTAGCTTGATGCAGATCAATGCAAACTTTAATGAAATTATTACCAGTGCGGCCACAGTGAAAAATGTTGAAATTATTTCAGCGATCACTGCCGCGCAAATCAATCAAAATATATCGGCTTAAATATTATGATAACTGCTAACTTAGGACTATAATGGCTGTTAGACGCACACTTAATTTATTACCAATCATATTCCAAACTGACACGAATAGTAAATTCTTGTCGGCTACATTGGATCAACTGGTTGCTGAACCTAATTTAACCACACTGTATGGTTACATAGGTCGCAAATTTTCACCAACGTATAAGAGTGGAGATAGTTACGTCGCTGAACACTCAGCCGATAGACAAAACTATCAACTCGAACCCAGTGTGGTTATTAAAAATAATCAAGGTGACATAACATTCTTTGCCAGCTACATTGATTTCTTAAACAAATTAAAATACTATGGTGGTTATGTCAATGATCAAAGTAGATTATTTGAAGGTGACTACTATAGTTTTGACCCGCTGATTTCATATGACAAGTTTGTTAACTTCAGCCAATACTATTGGTTACCTGATGGTCCTGATGCTGTAGAAGTCAATACCACCGGTGTTGAGTTAAATCTGGTATATGCAGTCACACGCGACACAGCTACTAATTCTTACATATTTAAAAACAATGGCATCAGAGACAACAGTATCATCCTAGCTAGAGGTGGTAGTTATCAATTCATCGTCAACCAACCCGGTGTACCTTTCTGGATACAAAGTGAATTAGGTCTCGGCGGTAATGTGACTGCAACTCCTACATTGAGTTCACGTGGTGTACTTGGTGTAACCAATAATGGTATTGATGTGGGTACTATTACATTTAATGTACCATCAGTAACAGCACAGGATCAATTCTTAAGTAATGTGGTCTACAATGTAGATTATGCTACTCCATTGGCCTATTCAGATTTACAGAATCAAACAGTCAGCCAGTTCCTATCTAATTTTCCACAGTATGGTGGTATCACTGGACAACTTGATGGCAAATACAGTATTTTTGTCAATCAAGACACTGTGTTGGCTAATCTCGGAGATTCAGCATGGACAGTGCCTGCGGTACAAGCAGACAATCTAGCTAATGTAGTATTAAGTTCCAGCATATCAGTAACTGTTGGCAATACAGTTTCTCAAACAACATCTGCTGTATCCTTTACCTTAACTGGAAATATCACAGCCAGTGCTGGATCGTATATCACACAAACCAGCTCTGGTGCTAACATTGTTATAACTGCTGACGTAGTTGACAGTAATCGAGTACAAGGCATATACAACAGCCAAAATTTAATCAATCAATACGGTAGTACAGTAACCATTAACGGCACACCAACATTGATTAAACCATTAGTGGTCGGCGATCCTGTGGTGACTACAGCAACATTGTCAGTATACAGAACAGTTTCTAGTAGCAACAATGTGATAGGAACCTATGCCGATGATAATAAATTTAATATCTATAGTGCTAACTTGATTATCGGCGGAGTACAAACTATCAATGCTGTTCCTACTAGCATAGTACAAGGTACAGCACTACCAGGATATGACGCAGGTGTACTGGTTCCTAATGAGCAGAGATATCAAGTTTGGCAGATAAAATATATTGACATAGGTATAGGGGAACCTATCATCAGACTGGTAAATGCTAAGAATATCGCAGTTAATGAAAAAGTCTATATTAGATTTGGTGTAGCCAATGCCAACAAACAATACTATAAAAATTCAGATGGTTTTTTCTATCCAGTTCCTTTATTGTCAGCACAACTAGACACACTGTGGATACAAGATGGTGTCACCCCTGAGATTTATCAAAAGATCAATGTTGTAGAATATCAAGGGTGGAATATCGACATCGAGAATGATGTCGTAGGCCAACAGAATTATACCAGTCCCAACGGCATAGAATTTACCACAGGATTAAAAGTCCAATTTGGTGAAGATGTAATCCCACCAAATTATAGAAATAGACAATACTATGTTGAAGGTGTAGGTAGCCAAGCATCTGGTATACGACTAGTGCCAGTTGAAATACTGGTAACTCCTGAAGCGTATCATGACTATAATACATTAAACTATCCAGGCCAGATATTTCCAGAATACATAACCATCAATAGAAGCAGTTTAGATCAAAATGCTTGGTCACGAAATAATCGTTGGTTCCACAGAGATGTCATCACTGCGGCCGCTGGCTACAACGGCACACCTATAGTATTAGATCAGGCTCTCAGAGGCCAAAGACCTATCATACAGTTTGATGCTGACATTAAATTAATCAACAATGGTAGAATAGCTAAACTACCTATAGATATTTTAGATGATACTATAACTGATGCATTTAGCCAACTAGAAGGTCAAACACTGTCTAGAGCATTCGGCATAGATTTAGTTGATGGTCTACGTGTATTGTTTGTAAATGACCTTGATCCTTTGGTACGTAATAAGATTTATGTAATAACCCAAGTGCAGTATCTAAATGACAATACCACATTCCCACCCACACCAGTTGGTCCTTATTATATTAAATTAGTCAAAGCCGATGATGGTGATGCTGTAGCTGATGATGTAGTGACAGTTACGCAAGGTTCTCATAAAGGCAGCCAATGGTGGTATGACGGAGTCCAATGGAATTCAAGTCAACAGAAAACTGCTGTACAACAAGAACCACTGTTTGAGGTATTTGACAGTAGTGGTAAGAGCCTATTGGAATATAATAAATCTACTTTCAAAGGCACAAAAATATTTGGATACTTGAAAAATACTGCCGGAGTCAATGACAAAGTATTGGGATTCCCACTGAGCTATAGGAACTTTGGTACACAGGGAGATATTGAATTCAGCAATGCCTTCAATGTTGAAACCTTTACTTATGTAGTTGGTCTGCAACAGGTCGTCACACAAAATGTTTCGATTGGTTTCTTAAAGGTAACCAAAGATAGAGACAATGTCAAATATAAAAATACCTGGCAGAGTGTAGTTGAATCAAGTAAACAGTATCAATTGATTGGGTATGTTTATAACGGAGTCAGTAATGTATTCCCAATTGATGTGACTCCAAATACAGCAACTTCAATCCCATATTTAAAAGTCTTTAAGAATTATACATATCTTTCTAATTCAGAATGGGTATTGATCAATAATCAGATTAGATTAACTGATGCACAAGAATTTATCGGTGATGGTGTTACTACAACGTTTATTTTAAATAATATCAACACTCAATTGGGTGTGGTAGTATTGATCAACGGCACTGCACGTAAGGCAGCAGGATTGTATAGTGTCAACGGTGCAGTATTAACTTTTAAAACAGCACCTATTCGCGGAGATATCATTGATACCAGAGTGATATTAAATCCAGCCTTAGGCGATCAGATTGACATACTGGTCTACAGTGATCAAATTAGTAAATTAGGTTACTATCAAATACCTACCAATTTAGATTTAAACGCACAAAACATCGACATTGACAAGTTGACATTGGGTCAGATTAGAAATCACCTATCTGCACTAGGTCAGAACAGCACCACAGTGACAGGAAATATCATCGGAGACAGTAATCTAAGAGATGTTGATATCAAAGGCCAGGGCGGAACTATACTACAACATTCAGCACCTATTCCGTATGCTGAATTGTTCCTATTGGATGATCAAGCTAACTTTGTTGATTCTATTAGATTGGCACAACGTGAATATCGTAAGTTTAAAAATAAATTCTTAGACTCAGTGATTAATCTCGCTGGAATCAATCCTAGCAAACCAGCTGAGGGTGTTGACTTAATATTAAAAACTATTAACATAGCCAAAAACAAAGCATTCTCATGGTATTATAGTGATATGATACCATATGGTACACTAAAGAATACTATCAAATATGACATATTTGATCCATTGGTCACTGACTATGAACTAAGCAGTGTTTTCAATGATCAACAGTTGAGTAATCTTGCAGTGCTGATTTATTTAACTCCAGGATCAGATAGAACAGATGCCATGGGCAATGTTATCTGGGCAGCTGGTAGCCAACGTCAATTGACAAAATATGTTGATTATACCTTCCGCACTGACCGACCAGCAGTTACTATATCATCAATGATAAATGTTGGCGATGTGCTGACCATCTATGAATATTCCAACACAGATGGTTGTTACATACCTGAAACACCTACTAAGTTAGGATTGTGGCCAACATATCTTCCACAGATGTTTGAGGATGATACCTATGAGGCAGCTAGAAAATCTGGTACACCATTATCGGTGATCAGAGGGCATGACGGCAGTATCACCCCTGCATTTGGAGATTACAGAGATGATTTCCTGTTAGAATTAGAATTACGTATTTTTAACAATATTAAATTACCTGATACTGGAACATATCAAAACATATATGATGTTATTCCTGGCAAATTTAGAACCAGTGATTATTCTTTAACTGAAGCCACACAATTAGTCAGCCGAGACTTCCTAAGTTGGGTTGGTAATAATAAATTAGACTACAGCACCAATACAATTTTCGATCCTAATGAGCCATTCTCTTGGAACTACAACACATTTGTTGACAGACTTACTGGTGAACGTTTACCAGGCAGCTGGCGTGCATGTTATCAATATTTCTATGACACATTCACTCCGCATCTGACACCATGGGAAATGTTGGGATTTGCTACAGAACCAACTTGGTGGACCAGTTATTATGGTCCTGCACCTTATACTGGTACTAACAAACTGTTATGGGACGATTTAGAAGCAGGTATCATCAGACAAGGACCGCGTAGTAACGGACAAGATGCTGTCGGTAATTGGATCCCAGGAGGCGATACACACTTTGCTCGACCAGGTTTAAAATATGTAATACCGATCGATGAAAACGGAAATCTATTAAGTCCTGCAGCAGTGTTGACAGCCAGCTATCATGCTGAAAGAGCCGCCGGTGCTTGGGCTATTGGACAATACGGTCCTGTGGAATTTGCTTGGAGAAGAAGCAGCGATTTTCCATTCGCAGTACAACAGGCCATAGCATTGGCTAAACCTGCAAAATTCTTTGGCCAGTTGATCGACACTTATAATGTATCAAATGAAACTAATCCATTATATGATAATGCGGCCAACAATGCTAACCAAATTGGCTCTACGCAATATCTAAACATCATGAATAACCATCATATCAGACAATTGGATATTAACTTCAATGGCGACACAGCCAATGGGTCTGTATACAGAGGAGCTGGATACATCAACTGGATCGCAGAGTATCTAGTAAATCAAGGAATTAATCCTAGTATAAAACTTAACACATTGATACAGAATTACACTGTCAATCTCGCTTATAAAGCCGCAGGTTTTACTGACAAAGGATACTTGAATATTTTAGCGGAACAGAACAGTCCCGGCAGTACCAATGATACTATCGTGGTGCCCAATGAGAATTACAAGATTTATTTGAATAAATCTGCTCCATTACAGACAATGATCTACAGTGCGGTCATAGTTGAAAAAACTACAAATGGATATACCGTCAGAGGATACGATTTAAATAATCCTTATTTTACTATCATTCCTAGTGAGATCAATAGTAATGCACAAAAAATCACAGTTTTGAATAGAACCGCTACGATCTTCCGAGATTATCAAAAGATTAAAATCACTGTACCATATGGTTATGAATTCGTCACTCCTCAACAGGTAGTAGATTTCTTAATCAGCTATGAACGTTTCTTAATAGGTCAAGGTTGGACATTCAATGACATGGACGATGGTCTTGGCCAGACACGTAATTGGACCTTATCAGCGAAAGAATATTTGTATTGGCTACAGCAAGGATGGAAAGCAGGCAGTATCTTGGTATTGAGTCCAGTATCTAACAGTGCTAGTGCTATCAGTTTCAACAGCATCACCGACGGATTAACTGACAGTCAATACGGCAGCAAGGTACTCGATCAAAATTTTAACATGGTCAAAAATAATGAATATGTTATCATGCGTGGCCCTAATAACTTTACAGTCAGCTTGAATACCTCTACCAGCATAGGTTACATTGAACTTGACCTAGTACAATATGAACATGTGTTGTTGTTTGACAATGTTACAGTATTCAATGACATCATATACCAACCAGATTCTGGTAACAGACAGTATCGATTAAAACTCATCGGACAAAAAACTGCAGCTTGGAACGGTAGTTTATCAGCACCAGGATTTATATATAACTCCGGAGTGGTACAAACTTGGGAACAGGGAGTTGATTACCTGCAGGGAGATTTGGTACAGTTCAAGAGCCAATATTATACTGCATTGAACAGAGTTCCGGCCGCATTGACATTTGACTTTACACAATGGAAGCAGATCAACAAGTCACAGATACAAACTGGCCTATTACCTAACTTCAGCACCTTGGGAGCAGAAGGCAAGTCGTATTATGATTCTTATCCAAACATCGACAATAAAAATCAAATCAACTACAGTCATGGGCTAATTGGATTCCGTCCGAGACAATATCTCAGTGATCTAGGTCTGACAGAAACCACTCAGATAGAATTTTATAAAGGATTCATCAAACAAAAAGGATCAGCCAACGCAGTTAATCAAATGTTGAAAGCTGTGTTTAATAATCTAACCAGTGACATTAATTTTTATGAAGAATACGCGGTGCGTATCGGTGAGTATGGTGCGTTAGACAGCAATCCCTATGTTGAAATAGCATTGAATGAAAAAGCCTATGCTGTTAACCCACAGATAGCACAATTTGTTGGTCAGGTTGATAATAACCAAGGTGATGGAATAACAGTATTCAATAAATCTCAATTGTATAAATCAACTGATAGATTTAATGGTAATGTTGCGCTAAACAGAACTCCTTCTAGTAACTACGATGCTGATATTCCAACAGCTGGTTATGTTAATATCAACGATGTCGATGCAACGATATTTGACATAACAGAATATGCTGATCTTGACAGCATGATCAGTGAAATAGGTAGTGGATATCATATATGGGTAGCCAAAGACTTTACACAAAATTGGAATGTTTATCGTGTAACAGAAACTGATAATCAAGTAACCACAGTGGCTAATGCCCTCAATGGATACATTAAAATTACTTCACATCTACCACACGAATTTGCTGTTGGTAATGTATTTGTGGTCAAAAACTTTGATTCTAGATTCAATGGATTCTATCAAGTTGCCACAGTGGTAGACTTGTTCAGTGTACTGGCGATTTATAATGGTCCCGCAAATAATCTTGCAGGATTCGTCAGCCAAGCTGGATTAGGCATACTGTTCAGACTAGACAGCATGCGTTTCCAATATATGGAAGACAGTCGTATCTATGGTTTAAATAATCCGCCCAATGGTTGGAAAGTTGGTGACAAGATTTGGATTGACAGCGATGCTGCGACTACATCAGTACAAGGACAACCTTATAGTCCACAACCAAGCGGCACTTGGAAGGTCTATGTAAAAACACATCCATGGACATCTCTACAGAGTTTAAATAAACTCACATCAGAATATTCGCCGACTGATGGATTTGGTACTTCAGTGAGAATGACCTCTGATGGGCTAGTCAGCGTAGTGGGTGCTCCGTATTCTGCTAACACAGGTATAGTGAATGTATTCTTAAGAAGCCACGAAGGAACGTTCTCTGAAGCTAAGAGTATAGTTCCTGATGGTGCAAATACTTCAACATTTGGTACTACCGTTGACATCGTAGTCGATGCTAATCAAACCAGCATATTAGCCACAGGTGCTCCACGCAGTGCATACGGCAACGGATTAGTTTATATCAGTACTAAATCTGTAACTTCTACAACATTCAACACACAACAGATCATCGTAGGTAATACCGCAGATGGGTTTGGCTCAAGCCTAGCATTTAATCAAGATGGTGAATGGTTGTATGTTGGTGCGCCTAATAATAATCGCGTTTATGTTTACGGATTGAATAGATTTGTTCCTGTACAGAATCAGACAATCAGTGTCAATAACAAGAATGTTATCAACCTCATTGGTACATTGACTGCTAATCCAGGTGATCGAATCACGATACCAGCATCTGGTGCTAATGTGTCAGTAATTTATGCACCAGGCAGTTCAAATGTCACAGTAGATACCTTAAACGATATAGTGACATCCAATGGAGCTCCGGGTAGTTTTGCAGTCGTTACACTAGATCATTTGGTCACAGCTAATTTAAATTGCAACACTGGATCTTATCTGTTCCAAACTAGCTCTAATGCAAATATTTTTGTTTATCAGACTGTGATTAACAGCAACACTGTCTATGGCCGGTATATTGATGCTAACGTATTCAATACCAGTGGAAATGTTACCATCAACGGTATACAAACAGGATTCATAGTGACCAGCGTTAATGCGGCTAATATCTACCTCAATGGTAATGATACCGGACTGCATGCTAATCTATTGTACAGTTATTCATTAACTAATAGTGTTTCATTGTCATTTACTCCAGCAGTAACTAATGATCCTAATTCATTGTTGATCAAGAACGCATATCAAACATTTATTCCTACGATAGATTATACTCTATCAGGTAGCGTAGTAAACTTCAAAGCAAATCTAGTACAGAGTGATCTTTACATAACTCAACAACCTTATTACACTAGATTGGCTAATGTGTCCGGTAATGCAAATAGTCAATTTGGTTATGCTGTCAGTTCTAGTTTTGATGGCGCACAATTGGCCGTTGGAGCTCCTAATGATTCAGTCGTAGGCGCGGCCAATATATTATTGCCAGGCGCAGGCAGTGTTTGGGTCTATGACAGAGTTATTGAAGCATTTAACAGTACAGGTTCTACAGATTTCGTAACTAAAAATAACATAGCGGCTGTTTATAAAGTTACCATTGACGGAGTTGAAGTTAATAATTATCGTGTGATTGGCACTAACACCATACGTTTTATCACACCTCCTGCATTGGGACATATAATTTTTGTTGAAGTAAATCAATTTAATCTATTAGAAAAACTAATTGGTATTGACAGCTTGACTGGTGGATTAACCGCTATCCAAGCCAATGCAGCCTTTGGTACCAGCCTGACTATCTGTAGTAATAACTGTGCGATCTATGTAGGTGCACCTAATTATAATGCTGGCACAGAATACAACAGTGGAGCAGTATGGAAATTCCATAACAGAGGCCGACTATATGGTACCAACACAGGTTATGCTGTTAATCCTAAATTTATACCAGGTGATAGTATCCGCTTAAACAACTTTGAAGTCATTGTGGCCAACGTCACTACAGGGAATACACAAGTTGCATCATTAGATGATTTAGTTTCAAATATCAATTCAGCAGGCATCTTGGGTGTTACCGCAGTAAATCAAGCTGGGCGTTTGAGACTAAATTCAGATGTCACTGTGGCCAAGGACCAATTACGTATCGTATCAGGTATCAAATCAGCTGGCAGCAGTGGAGTATATACAGCTGCTGATCTACGCATATTTGCATTTATGCAGATCATTGTCAATCCGTATCACGCCGCTGGTGAATACTTTGGTAGCAAAGTTAAATTAGCCAGCAATGCTTACATGTTGGTCATTGGCAGTGGTCAAGGAACCACCAAAGCATTTACTACATTTGACAAAGACCTCACCACATTCGATGTTAAAACTACTAGACTGTTTGATAAAATACCTAGCAGTGGTAGTGTTTACATTTATGAATTATACGATGATCCACGCAATGCAGTAGAACATCCAGGACGTTACGCATTCTGCCAACAAATTGACCCAGGTACACTAATGCCAGGTGCTAAATTTGGTTATAGCTTAGATATCGAATTGCCTTACATCATAGTCAGCGCACCAGGCGACAGCAGTAATGCTGCAAATTCAGGTGCAGTGTATGTGTTCCAAAATCCAACATTGAAACGTGGTTGGGAACTGATACGTTATCAACAACCTACAGTTGACATTGACAGTGTGTCTAGGATTTATCTATACAGTAATCAGACCAACACTATATTAGACAGCTTACAATACATCGACCCAGCAAAAGGTCGCATCCTAGGGCAAGCAGAACAAGAAATTTCATATAAGACTGCTTATGATCCTGCACAGTATAACAGAGGCACCAATGCTGCCGCTGACATCAATACCAATGTCTATTGGGGCACTGACCAAGTCGGTAAAGTTTGGTGGAACTTAACCAAGGTCCGATACATAGACTATGAACAAGATACATTGACTTATCGCAGTAAAAATTGGGGACAATTATTCCCAGGTGCGACCATTGAAGTATTAGAGTGGGTAGAAAGCTCAGTATTACCTAATCAGTATGTGCGTGCTGGTGGAGATGGAGTACCTAAATATGCAGACAACAGTGCTTACGTTGAGATCATACATGTAGACCCAACTACTAATATCATTGGTAGCAAATATTATTTCTGGGTAGCAAACAAAACCACAGTTGATCCAAACAATGTTACCAGGACCATACCAATTTCAGCAATCGCCGATTATATCGCTAATCCTAAAGGACAAGGAATTGCCTACGCAGCCATAATCCAAACTAATGCTGTGGCACTATACAATATCGGCCGTTACCTATCAGCTAACAATACTATATTACATCTTGACTATGATCTATTACTTAATACCAATATCATACATAGTGAATATGAACTGTTACAAAAAGGAAATCCTAATGCCGCACTGCCAACAAAGATCGTTAATAAGTTAATAGACAGTCTTTCGGGCATAGATACTTTTAACAGTACCGTTCCTGATCCTACATTGAGCCTGGCAGACCGTTACGGTATCAGCCTAAGACCAAGACAAAGCATGTTTGTTGACAGATTGACTGCGGTTAAAGAAATGATTACCTATGTTAACAGTGTGTTTGCTGTTAATCCTGTGGCTAAAGAGTTTAACCTAACACAGATGTTGGCCGAAGAACCTCCTCCAGTAGTATCTACAGGCGTGTATGACTATGCTCTAGGACGTCTAGTACCGATCGGTCAATCAGTGGCAGTAGATTCAGATTTGGCTTACCTTGATGCTAACATTTTACCAACAGGTTACAAAGTATTAGTATTAGATGACACCACCCAAGATGATCTTTGGGTCATATACCAATTGAGTGCTGTAAAGACTTGGGAAATTTATCGTGTACAATCTTACAAGACTAAACTATATTGGGAGTACGCTGATTGGTATTACACAGGATATGATGCTACGACCAAACCAACTTTTGCTGTAGAAACTACAGTTGATGCACTGAAACTTGGAGCTGTCGCTGGTAGTATCATCAAGATCAACAATGCCACTGGTGACGGTACTTGGCAATTGGTAGTGGTCAACAGTGACAAGACATTTACTCCAGTAGGCATACAAAATGGTACTATACAATTAAATTCTTCGTTGAGCAATTATATAGATAATCAACTAGGATTCGATAATCAAGAGTTTGATACAAATAGATATGACCAAAATCCTAATCTAGAATTAAGATCTATCATTGCCGCATTAAGAGATGACATTTTTGTCAACACCTTGCAGGGCAAGTTCAACGATTTATTCTTTGTGATGATCAATTATCTATTCACAGAACAAAAATATGTAGATTGGATCTTCAAATCAAGTTTCATCAGCGTGCTACACAAATTAAGAACATTGAGTCAGTTCCCAAGTTACGTACAAGACAATCAAACTTACTATCAAAGTTATATTGACGAAGTTAAACCTTACAGAACTAAAGTACGCGAATACCTAATTGATTATACTGGTTCTGATTCATTTGATGGAACAGTTACAGACTTTGACTTACCTGCGTTCTACGATACCACACTCGGCACAGGAATATTCCGTAGCCCTAGTGGTGAAGATGGTTATGCTGACAGTGATTTAGCATTATGGCAAATGTTCCCATATAACCAGTGGTACAATAATAGGAATTTAGAAATTGGGTATATCGTAGTAGATAACACAGGCTATGGATATACTATTCCTCCAGTGGTTACTATATTAACCAGCCAAGGAAAACCTACCACTGCTACAGCAATAGCTGTCTTAGATCCTACTACAGGGTCAGTGGTATCAATCAAAGTAACTAATCCCGGCAAAGGATTTGCCTTAACTCCTCAGGTCATATTAACAGGATCAAATGTTATTCCTGCGGTAGCCTACGCAGTATTAGTCAATCCACAGGTTAGAAGTATCAGCACCAAATTAAAATTTGATAGAATTACCTATACCAGCCGTATACAAACTTGGCAACCAAACACGCAATATAATCAAGGTGATATCGTTACCTACGCTCAATTGCAAGGCAATAATTATATTAGAAATTCTTATGTTGTTAATACTGATATGGTAACAGGCAGCACGTTCTTAGCATCAGATTATACTATGTACGCTGCTGATCTATTCACCAATGCCAACGACCGCATACTTGGATACTACCAACCAAGTTTAACCATGCCTTCAGTAGAAGTTACTAGTATTCCATTAGTAGTTGCTAACACTGCCAGCAATACCAATACAATATATGTGTTTAACGGGTCAGGATTGTTTGCTGATATGAATGTAACTGGACCTAGCGTAACTCCAGCATACATAACCAAAGTGATATCAACGGTGGCATTTGGCAACAGTTCAGTGACACAGGTCACGCTCAGTGCTAATGTTACATTATCCTCTAATACCGGTATCACTGCTACCTACAATGGATTAGGTCAATTGATTCCTGGTATAGAATACCCAGGTGTACAAATATCAGGGCTGACCTTTGATCAACAACCAGGTTATTCAACATTAAGATTTGATAACGGTGTGTTTGATAATCTACAATATGATGCTGATGGTACTCCTGTGATTGGCGATGATGTAATTGATAATATCATCCAAAGTAGTTACACTGATTCAGCGTTAGGTACACGTGCCGAAGATATCAATGTTGTTGGTGGTTCTTATGTTGACACATATTCAAGCCATGCACCAGAGGAACTAATTCCAGGCATCGTATTTGACACGTTAGATATCAAAGTATATACACAGATCAATAATGGCACACAGGTACTGGGTTATAGGATTTTCAACAACATGTTGAGAAATACCACATACTTGCGCATATCTGATTCGTATACTACCGTATTGTCCAATGTATTATTATCAACTGACACACAGATATTTGTCAGTAATTCAAGTGCATTACCGGTACCTGATGTAACATCAGCTTATCCAGGTGTGGTGTTTATTGGTGCTGAACGCATTACTTATTGGACCAATGACACTGTTAATAATGTGCTTGGACAAATACGTAGGGGTACAGAAGGTACCAGCGTAGGTAATTCATATCCTGTGGCAACATTGGTCACTGATGCTAGCCATCTAAATATCATCCCAGGAACGGTAACAGGTAATGTAACACCAACACATGATACAGCATATCAAACGTCAGATACAGTTTCATATTTGATAGGATTATCAGGCAATGTCACTGCCAAGATTGGTGATGTGATATCACAAGGTTCTACTGGGGCTAGTGCTACTGTTTTAGGTGCGGTTGCCACAAACACCAACACACTATTAGTACAATATAATTCTACCACAGTGTTTAGATCAGCTGAAGTATTGGTTACTTTGACTGCTAATATCTCTGCAAATGTTGGAGATACTGTGGCACAATCATTGAGTGGTGCTAATCTAACAGTCAAAACTGCAGCAGTCAACACTAACCAATTGACATTAATATATAATAATGCTTTTAGTCTAGTAATAGGGTTTGGAAACGTTACTGTAAACGGTCAAGATGCTAATACTCGTCCGGTGATATCTACCATAACCACTATTGAAACACCAATAGCAATAAATGGAGTATTATCAGCGAACGTATACCCATTGAATGTAGCGATCCAAGGACTAGTAAACGGAGCAGGGCAGGTAACTATAGCAGCCAATACATTCTTATCAACCAGCAAGGTTTGGTACAATGTTGGCGCTGGAGTGGCCACAGATGGAACAGGATTTGAAGGAGCGATTACAGAACCAGTAGCGTTCTTAAAAGCAAAACTAGCAACAATTAACTCAGAATATACCGGACCGAGCCAGATAGGTACTGAAGATGGGTTAAATACATTATTAACTGAAGACGGCAATGACGAAATTTACGGGGGATAGCAATGACAATTAAGATTAGCGAGTTGGGGAATTTATCTGCGATATCAGATAATACACTTTTTCCAGCTGTAGACACCAGCGGACCATTTTACACCACGGTGAAGGCCACCGGGCTGGAGTTTAAAAACTATGTACTGAACGCATCATATGGCAATGTACTCCCCAATACAGCAGCCAACGTCAATGCTACTCTTGGTACAGCCGTCAGCCGATGGTATGGTGTTTATGCATCAAATGTAGCATCTACTTATATCACTGCTAATATCGGCACATTTAACTATATATCAGGTAATTTAACCACAGCAGCTCAGACCAATATCACATCATTGGGAACCATAGCATCATTAACAGCTGGTACAGTGTATGCCAGTGGCATAATACAATCAGCTACTGGATTTTCTGGTGATGGTAGTAGACTAACCAATATCAATGGCGCTAACGTTACTATCCAATCAGGGCAATTCCTAATTGTAGGTAATCTAACATATCTTAACGTAGCTGGTAATACATCACATTACGGCAATGTTAATATACTTACATCTAATGCTAGTATAAGCACTACTACTGGAGCTCTTACTGTAGCAGGTGGTGCGGGCGTCAGTGGCAACTTATACGTGGGTGCTGGTATATTCGGACCAACTATCACTTTATTAAATTCTAATGTAACACAGGCCAATCTAGGTATGGTTGGATTTGTTACATCTACTGGTACTGCTGGTAATACCTACGCTGATTCTAAATCATTGGCAAGTAACTCTTATGCACTATCTCAGTCTATTGCCGGTAATGCTTATGCGCTATCACAGTCAAATGCAGCCAATGCCTATGCATTATCACAGGCCATAGCACAATCAAATGCGGCCAATGCATATATGATAGTACAAACAACAGCTGGTAATGCTTATGCACTATCACAATCAAATGCAGCCAATGCTTATGCATTATCACAGGCCATAGCACAATCAAATGCAGCCAATGCTTATGCTGCATCATATACTTATGGTGTAACACAAGTTGGTACATTGGCTAACTTAAACGTCCGTAATAGTGCTAATTTAGCATCAGTTACCGGCAGTACTGTGGGTATTGGTACCAATGCTGGTCTTGCTAAATTAACAGTCAGCCAAGGTGCATCACTTCAGACTACTAGTTTAGGAACTCCAGCTGCACATTTATCAAGTGATACCACTACTCAATTGTTTATTGATGGATTTGGCTCAGGAGCCGGAGCATCAATCATTGGTAGAGCAGCCGCAGGAACTTCAACCTCGCCAACTGCTGTGGCACTTAATCAAACATTACTTACAATATCAGGTAGAGGATATGGAGCCACAGCATTTTCAAGTGGTCGAGTCGCTATCCAACTAGTTGCAGCAGAAGCATGGTCAGACACTGCCCAAGGTACCTATATGGTACTATCTACTTCAGCTAAAACCACAGCTACTACGTTAGAACGAGTGAGAATCGACGACAATGGTAATGTGTTCGTTGGTGTCGCAAACCCAACAAACTATGGTAATCTACAGATTGGTCATACTACAACATCAACCAGCACCACAACTGGTGCACTGCAAGTAGCAGGTGGTGTGGGTATTGCTGGTGCATTGTATACTCTCAGTGATAATACATCAACAGTCAACGCAGGGGCAGTAAATGCCGTCACAGTTGGTAATACAGGATCAACTGGCCAATTTAATACCATCAACGCAGGTGCTGTCAATGCCGTCACAGTTGGTAATGTTGGAGCAACGGTCAATGGTAGCCTACTTCAAGTGGGCAATATCCTAGTCAATGTTTCAGGTAATATACAGATAGCCAACTCCTACGCCAGTACCTCAACTACATCTGGCGCACTGACTGTTGCAGGAGGTGTAGGTATTGGTGGTGCGATAAATGCCGGCGGTAATTTAATCGCAGGTGCAGGTAATTTAATACTAAGCACAGCAGGTTATTTGTATAATGCTCCTAATTATCAACAAGGTATCGTACAAGCACAACAATACTTTGCATTAAATTCAAACTTATATGTTTCTAGTACAGGCGTTGGTGATTCAAAACTATTTGGCGTCAACGTTTTTGTGGCCGGCAGTACAACATACGAATTTGAAACAGGGTTCACCTTGCAAAGACCATCACAAGCAACTACTAGCCACATAATACAATTCAATCTTGGACAAGGTGGATTTGCACCAACATATTCAAATATTGCGGGTATTGCTACTGTGACTAACGTACAGTATCAGTTCGTATCAACTGACGTTGCTACCACATATTCAAGCCATACTGCTGCTCAAAACTACGGATTCCAAACAAATATTGGTAACGTGGCGATCACTGCTGCTGTCACTGCTGCTACATACTCTAACGTATTTGTACAGGCGTTTGGACTCATCACAGTCAGCACAGCTGGTTGGTTAAGCCCACGTGTGTCATTCAGTGCTGCCGCAGGTGGTAATTACTATACACTAGCTGGATCCTTCTTTAAACTAACTCCACTAGGACCAAGCAGTGCTAACGTCAGTATAGGTTCATGGACTCAGGCTAGTTAAGGAATAGAATTCAATGGTTAATAATGCGATAAATAAGAATATGGACAATAAAATACAGCCAAATACACCAAATCAATATCAAAAGCAACCTGATGAGCGTGGCGGAATCCACGTGCAAGGGCATATTAAGATATTTGATCCTGTTAGTAAAGAAGTTTTCATCGACAAGCGTAATGCTATACACTATGAAAACATGAGTAATGCTATCGCATTGAGCATAGGTAATAAAAGCACTAATTTTATCACAGAAATGCACTTTGGTAATGGCGGTACTACAGTTGACCCAACTGGTGTTATCACATACTTGCCACCAAATACCAGTGTACAGAACGCTGACTTGTACAATCCAACATACTATAAAATCGTAGACAATACCAATGCGGCCAATGGTAATCCATTGAACAACAAGATCACTGTTAATCATACTCCGGGTCAGATCTACACTGATATTTTAGTTTCATGTTTACTAGACTACGGTGAGCCTAGTGGACAGGCTGTATTTGATAACAGCCAAGATTTAAATGGTAATTTTGTGTTTGATGAATTAGGCCTAAAAGGATTTACATCAGCAGGTCCTGGTATGGGCTCATTATTAACACACGTGATTTTCAGTCCAGTGCAGAAGTCACTGAACAGACTTATACAAATCGATTATACTGTGAGAATTCAAACTTTAACTAACTTGAGCACCTCAGCATAACTAGGATACTAACATGTCGTACAGCATAACATTAACCAATAACACAACGATAGGCACTATTGCAGACGGATCGTATGATAATTCAGCGACCAGTCTGACTCTAGTTGGTCGCAACTATAGTAATTATGGTCAGATCATGACCAATAACCTAGTGCACCTGTTAGAAAACTTTGCTTCTACTTCGGCTCCGGGTAATCCACTCAACGGTCAGATTTGGTGGAACACCACGCTAAATGCTCTACAAATTTATTATAAATCAGCAGATGGTCTGACAACAGGTTGGAAAAATGTAGGTCGTGCAACATCAAGTTCATCAGCGCCGACACTGGCATTCAGTGGTGACTTTTGGTGGGATTCTGCTAACCAACAACTTTATGCTTACAATGGTTCAGCTTGGATATTGATTGGTCCAGCTTATAAATCAGGGCTCGGTAAGAGCGGAGCGATCTGGGAACAGATCGTCGATACCAACACTGTGTCACATGATGTGGTATCAATATATCTAGATGGTGTGAGAACTTTAATCATCAGCCAAGATTCGGAATTTACTCCCAGCGTTGCGATCACAGGATTCTCAACTATCAAACCAGGATTCAATGCCAACATTGTAACAGGATCAACATTATGGGGCACTGCAAATAATTCCAGCTACCTAGGCGGATTGTCATCAGCGAATTTCTTGCAAACTTCAGGTACCAACACAGCCAGTGGCCAATTGATCATCAACAACGACAATGGTATAACCGTTGGAGCCAGCAGCAACGCTTCATTAAAGATATCTAGCACAAACTTAAACATAGTTAACAATACCAACACTGGTATAATCTATCTATCGACAGGTGCGACAGCACAGTTAACGATCAATGGAGCAACAGGTACAGTACAAGTAGCATCAGATCCAACAACAGGATTGGGTGTAGCAACTAAACAATATGTTGATAACAGCTTTATCAACAGTCCGGCACTGGGCGGTACTCCGACAACACCAACAGCTGGTCCGGGAACTAATACCACACAAGTAGCATCTACAGCATTTGTTTATCAATCCAATGTTGGATTAAAGAGTTATACAGACACTAATCTAGCTCTTAAATCTAATCTTGCTAGTCCAACATTCACAGGTGATCCACAAGCACCAACCCCCGCAGTAGGTGATAATGATACAAGTATTGCTACCACTGCATTTGTTTATCAAGCTAACTTGGCCATGACTGGTTATGTGGCTGGAACGTATGCTACCATAGCTAGTCCAACATTTACAGGCACACCAGCAGCTCCTACAGCCAGTGCAGGAACCAATACCACACAGTTAGCTACAACAGCATTTGTAACATCTGCTATCAATTCAGTCAATGGAACCATAGCTAACCTAGCATTAAATCAGATCAGTCAAGGTAACAGCAGTTTAACCATACTTGATTCAGGTATTGGTAATATCACGTTGTCAATTGATGGCGCAACTATCTTAACAGGCAGCACAGCTGGAGTGGTATTATCCGCAGGTGCGATAGCAGCCACAGTGGGACAAACATACAATGACGTAGGTAACACAGCCATAGCTACAACCAGCTATGTAAAATCAGCATCAACATGGTGGGGCAACAGTTCTAGCAGAAGTGCTAAGTTTGTCAGCACCAATGCTCCTGATAATTCGCAAGGTAACAATGGTGATTTCTGGTTCCAACTGTCATCATAAATATTATAATATTATTAATAGGTAAGAAAAATGGCATATAACATTACTACAACTGCGGGAACTTCGTTAGCGACAATCGCCGACGGAACCGTCAACACTTCAGCGACCAGTTTGACCCTAATAGGTAAGAACTATGCTGGTTACGGTAATTTTCTAAATGAGAATGTTCTCAAATTATTAGAAAATTTTGCCTATATTACCAGCCCAGCAAATCCTATCATGGGGCAACTATGGTACGACAGCGGAAATAATGTTATTAAATTATACAATGGCAGTGTATGGAAAACGCTAGCCAGTTCAGTATCGCAACCATCACAACCAGGTTATCCACAAATTGGTGACATGTGGTGGGACACAACTAATTCACAATTAAAAGTATGGGGCGGAACTGTTTGGGTCACCATCGGACCTACTTATACATCGGTGTCAGGAACCAGTGGTGCTATTGTTGAAACTATCAATGACAGTGGATCTAATTCACACGTTGTGGTTAAATTCTACATCAGTAATCAAGTGATCGCAATCCTAAGCAACAGTGGATCATTCGTACCACAGACTGCTATCACAGGTTTTGCTGTGATCAATCCTGGACTAAACCTTATCAGCAAGTCAGCTCTAGCAGGCAGCCAGTTAACTGGTGATGTCAGCAACGCATTAACATTACAAGGTGTTACAGCTAGCCAATTTATCCGTAGTGATCAAAACAGCGGCACAGCGTATCAACTGACAGCAGGCGGTGGATTATTAGTTGGTTCAGATTTAGTTGTTAACACGACATCAGGCAGTGAAGTAAAAGTATTAAATCAAACCAGCAATAAAGACTTAAACTTTTATATAAACCAAGGCGGCCTTACAGTTAAAGCCATTGGTATCACAGGTACAACAGCAGGTGTTGCATTTTCAAACACTGTAGCCGTCGGAACTACATTATCAGTCAATGGTGCTACCACATTAAATTCTACTTTATTAGTGACTGGAACATTAACAGCCGGCGCAACTATTGTACCATTAAACAATCAAACTATCAATATTGGTAATGTTGCTTATAACTTTGCCAACATTTATGCTACTAACTTTATTGGATCACTACAGGGTAACGTCACAGCGACCACAGTAGCTGGCACACTACAAACAGCTGCACAGCCAAATGTCACTTCTCTAGGAACATTGGCTAATGTGACTGCCACAGGTAATATTACCACAACTGGTGGTTTCTTGAATGGCATCGGTGGTATCTATGGTACCATTTTAACTCCAACACAAAATCAAATTACCTATGTAGGTACATTAGGTAACTTAGTCGTTACAGGTCCTGTACAGTTAGGCCAAACTTTGAATACCAATGGATTCTTGACTGGTAATGTCAACGGAGTAGTTGGCGGCATTTATCAATCATGGCAGATCTACCAACTACAAGGCAGTGTGACTGGAGCGAATAATAACACAGCACAAAGTATACTAGGCACTGGTACAGGTGCTACATTATCTGGTAGTACCATATATGAATTTGAAGGATTGTTTGCCTTAGATAAATCATCTGGTACAACTCTACATCAACTAGGATTAGGTTTTGCATCAACTAACGGATTGGTGGTCACTGCTATTACATATCAAATGACCACATATGAAAGCACAACTGGATATATCAATACCACAGGTTCAAGCAGTAATTTATTTACTTCATTGGTACAGTCAACAACGACATCACAGATGTTCGGTAGTGCTAGCAGTGCATCTGTATCTGTTTATACAACTATTAAAGGTACAGTGACTATTAATACGGGTGGTACATTTACACCACAATACACAGCCAATGTAGCCCCAGGTGGTGCATACACTACCAGAGTTGGTAGTTACTTTAAGATCACTCCAATCGGTACTTCAGGAACAAACATTTCTAGAGGTATTTGGAGTTAGTTAGTTTAGAATAAAAGAAAAAATATGCCATATATTGTAACCAAATCCTCAGGGCAAACCCTAACTACGATCACAGACGATACCGTAGATACCACGTCAACCAGTCTAGCTCTAGTAGGTAAAAACTACGCAGGTTATGGTGTATTCCTTAATGAAAACTTTGTTAAATTAATCGAAAACTTCAGCAACAGCGCAGCCCCTAGTAGCCCAATGGTTGGACAACTTTGGTATGATAGTGCCAATACACTGTTAAAAATCTGGGTCGGTACTCAATGGAAACAGATACACACATCAGTGGCATCAGCCACAGCACCTACAGCAGAGATCGTTGGTGACTTATGGTGGGATATCGTTAATCTACAACTTAAAATATGGTCAGGTAGCACATGGATCTTGATCGGTCCAGGATCTGGTGGTACAACATCCACTACGTCAGGCGCTATAGTAGATACCATTATCGATAATATATCACAAAGTCATGTGGTGATTAAATTTATCATCAGTGGTGCTGTGGTCGCTATGGTTAGCAAAGATGTTGCCTATACTCCGGGATCAGCTATAACAGGTTTTCCACAGATACAACCAGGTGTTAATTTAATCAGTGACACTAGCAGTAGATATTGGGGTACAGCTAATTCAGCTGTGTATTTCAATGGATTAACCTCAGGTCAATTTTTACGTAATGATCAAAACAGCACAACCACAGGAACATTGAAAATAAACAACGACGGTGGTTTACAAGTTACAGCCAATCTAAACATTGGTATGGGGACCACAGCAACTAATCTTACCAATCAGGTCGCAGGCAACGATTTCAACATTTATGTTAATAAAGGTGGTACAGAAACTGTAGCCTTGGGATTAAGTGGCGGCAGTGCAAACATCACTACTGGTAAGTGGAACGCTACTATAATTGAACCAGCATACGGTGGTACTGGTATCAATAACGGTACTAATAGATTAACCTTAGCAGGCAGCTACACACTGAATCAGGATTTACAAACCACAGCCAGTCCAACACATGCAGGATTAACACTTACAGGGGCAGCGATCCCAAATGCAAATGCATCAGTTAATCTAGGCGGAGCGACTAGTCAATGGTGGAATAATGTTTACGCCGCCAATTATTATGGTAATAAATTTTACGGTGATGGTTCTGGACTGACTAATGTTGGTGCAGGATCTATCACAGGTGCAGCTATTACATTAAATACAGTTAGTTGTAGTCTAGGTGGAACATATACAATAACTGCCGCCGCTGGCACATTAACTGGAACAACTTTAAACAGCACTGTGGTCAACAGTAGTTTAACCAGCGTTGGTACACTGACCAGTCTTTCAGTGGGTGCTATTACATCAACCGGATTGATTAATACATCAGGAAATATCTTAGCCGTCCAAGGTCGTTTTGGTACTATTATTACCACAGGCAGCATCACTCCAACAGCCAATGCCGCTGCAGACCTAGGTACTGGTTCACTTAGATACAATAATATATACGGTGTGACTGGTAATTTCTTATCAGTTTACGCTAACTATGCTGACTTAGCAGAAAATTATGTCGCTGATGCGGCTTATGCTCCAGGTACTGTGGTACAAATTGGTGGCACAGCAGAAATCACAGAATGTATTCAAGATTCTAGCAATGATGTATTTGGTGTAATAAGTACTAAGCCAGCATACTTAATGAATTCAGCATTAGCCGGTGATAATGTACTACCAGTAGCCATGCAAGGACGTACTCCTGTCAGAGTCGTTGGATTGATCAAGAAAGGTGATAGATTAGTTTCAGCTGGTGGAGGTATTGCACGTGCGGCTGCCGCAAGTGAAATTACCGCATTTAACATCATTGGTAGATCTTTAGAAGATAAAACTGCTGATGGATATGGAACGGTTGAAGCGATAGTTAGACATAATAGTTAATTCAAGTAAGAGGAAAATCAAATGGTAGCAACAGGCGATATAATTTATGGTGCAGACTATAATGCAGTCCAGACTAAAGTGGTTG